AAAAACATTATAAAAACTTTTGTAAAGGAAGTGGAGCAGTTTCAATTTCAACTATATACTTTTATGCAAAAGAAGCTGGTTTAAAACTTTATTCAGAAAAAACAGAAACGATTATAAATCGTGTTTCAGTAGCTAAAAGCCAAGGAGAACCAACTATTGAAAGTATAAAGAAATCACTTGAAAAAATAAATAATATTACAGATGCAGATGACGAACTTATAAAGTTTTTAATCGAAAGTAAAAAAGATTATAAGCAATTAGACGAAAATTCAACTGATTCTAAAAAGTTGCAAAACTTTATTTTTGAAAATTATAATCCAGTAAAAGATACAATTACTAATGAAATTTTTATAAATGGTCAACTTTTAGACGATGTAAAACTAAATACTATTTATTTTGCTTGTAAAAATTATTTGGATTTTATACCAACAAAGTCAGATGTACGAGATATGATTAATAGCGAACATACTATTTTTTCAAATCCATTAACTGAATTTTTTAAACAAAAGTTACACGAAAATTCAGAAAGTGTTATCGATGATTATATTAATTGTATAGAACCACGTTCTGAATATAATAATTGGGCTTTTAAAAAATGGATAGTTGGTTGCGTTCATAATTGGTTAGCTCCTATAAACGAGCCTAAAGTAAGTCCATTAACTTTAGTTCTTTGCGGTCAAAAGCAAGGAACAGGTAAAACATCATTTTTCAGAAACCTATTACCGCCTGATTTACAAAAGTATTTAATCGAACACAAAATAGACGTAAAAGATAAAGATTCAATTTATAATTTAGTCAAAGGTTTATTAGTTTTAGATGACGAGTTTGGAGGACTTGCAACAAAAGATGTGAAAGATTTTAAAAAAGTAGCTGATACAAATATGGTTGATATTCGTTTACCTTATTCGAGTTATTATGCTAAATTGAAAAGACGTGCAAGTTTATGCGGTACAAGTAACGAAAAAGACGTTTTAAAAGACGTAACAGGAAACAGACGTATATTGCCGATAAATATAGAAAAGATTGATTATAACCGCTTAATTTCATTAAATACTAATAACTTATGGTTAGAGGCGTATCAAATGTATGAAAATGGTTTTGATTGGAAAATATTTTCTAATGATGACATTGAATTTTTGGAAAAAGAAACCACAAAGAATATAGAAAATATGCCAGTGGAAGACCTGTTTTTTGAAAATTTTTCTATTGAAAGAAATGAATTTTTTGAAGTTGAGGTTATTTTAAGTCAAGGACAAATTTTAAATTTTTTAAATGGTTTGGCTAATTTCGTAGTCACAAAATATGATGTTAAAGATATTATTGTTAAAAATAAACTTGAAAATAAAAGTTATACTAAATTTGGTAAAAGTATGAGAGGATATTGTCTTTATACTCAAATATTAGATTAATAAAAATGTAATTTTTGTCATTCTTTGTCATTGGTTTTGTCATTGGTTAAAATGCTAAAAATTAATTACTTAAATACTAAAATTACAAAATGACATAAAATATATGGTTTAAACTATATATAGTATTATATTATTTATTATTTATACATAAAATTAAATATATGATTTATATTTAAACTCTGTAAAAAATATTTTGTCATTTGTCATTTTTGGGTTAACTAACTAAAAAACAATAAATTAAAAATTACATTATGAATGAAAACATAATTCAACAACAAATTTTTATATGGTTTTCAAACAATTTCTGCTTAAAAACACATAAAAATAGATGTATGATATTTTCAGTCCCGAATGATTCTATAAATGCAATTGAAACCAAAAGAAAATTAAATACAGGACTTTTAAAAGGTGCAAGTGATTTAATTGTAATTTTGACTAATAAGATATTATTTGTAGAAATTAAAACAGATAAAGGATTTCAGTCAGAAAATCAAAAAGACTTTCAAAATAGAATAGAAAAATTAGGATACCAATATCACATAATAAGAAGTTTAGAGCAATTTCAAGAATTAATTAAAACAAACATAAAATGAAAAACCAACACGAACCGATGAGAGAATTAATAAAAAAATACACAGGATTAGACTCACACTAACTTGCAGAAAATTATGGAAAAGATTAATATCAATGGTTTTCATTTAAACCTTAATTTTGAACCGCAGCCATCAAAGAATGGAAGTCTAATACGGTGGAGCGGAGTTGGTAAAATTACAACCAAGCCACAGATGTATATCGGAAAGATGTATAAAAGTCATTGGTATTATGAATTTAACTACATAGGCACTGAAAAATATATAAAGTTTGAATTTGATTATTATAATAAATTTGTAGGTATTATTTAGAATGAATATAAATTATAAAATAATCTACATTTATAGTAGATTATTAAAATAGTCTTTGTATATTTGTCCAAGAGTTAAGGAAGTGATTTACACGGCAAACTTTAAAACTAAAAAAAAATGAAAACCACAACATTATTTAGAGCTGACAATTACACAAACAACATGGGTTATTTTTTAGGATTTTTTACTTCTTTAGAAGATGCAAAAAGTGAATTAGAATTTTCAAACGAAGTGAACACAGCACAAGATGGTACATTTTCTCAAATAACAGAATTTACCGTTCCATCTTTTGAATTTGAAAAAGCAGACGAATTTAACAAAGATGAAATGATGAAACTTTGGAGTGAAGGAGAAAATGTAAAAGACTATTTTTTTACAAACTAATGCAGACAACAACCGAAGTATTAAAAGCTCTGATTAACCGATCAGGGCTTTCACAAAAGCAATATTCCGAAAAACATAACATCGAGTATAAACAGTTCAATCGTTATGCGACTGGTAGGACTGTTATCTCAATGGATAAATTACAGCACCTTGCATTTGCTGATAACAAAAAAATAGAAATTTTAATTGTAGATTAAATTAATTTTGTAATTTTGAAAAAAATTAAACAATGAAAGTAAAAGTAATTCAATCATATACCGATACGGAATTTAATAAAAATATGATAGTTGGCACAGAGTTTGAAATATCATTCGAGAGAGCAAAAAAACTAATTTCAAGAGGTTTTGTAATATCTTTAGAAACTATTGTAGTTGAAAAACCAAAACAAACACGTAAACGTAAATAAGTTATGATTTATGAAATATTAAAATTTTTAGTTTTATCAATGTTAATCTATGTAATGTTAAGAGGCGTTTATTTTTTATATACAATTTATAATTATTTTAAAAATAAAAAATAATGCTCGAAAAACTTGTAAAACATCAAGAGAAATTATTACAAGTAGCTTATAATTTTACAGGCGATTTGGATACCGCAAATGATATATTACAAGATGCGTACATAAAAATTCACGAAAGTGGTAAAAGGTATGAAGATGTAAACGATGCTTATTTATATTTTACAATAAAATCGGTTTGGCTCGATACAAATAAAAAAAGTCTTACTAAAAATAGAATAGTATTAGTTGATGACTTCCAAGATATAATTCAAGAAAATGACAAAACTTTTGAATTTGAAATAAAAAACTTAACCAAGTGGGAGCAGCTTTTAATAGATGCTATTTTTGGTAAAGTAATTACAAATGAAAACAACGAAATTGTAAAAGTTATAAAAGGAACGAGTATATCAAATTTGTCAAAAAAAACAGGAATAGAATACTCGATTTTATATAGAGGTTTGAAAAAAATAAAACATAAGATATGGCTAAAGGATTAGGAGACATAATAGCAAATGTAACTAAAGCAATAGGAATAGAGCCTTGCGATAGTTGTAACAAACGAAAAGATACTTTAAATAAATTATTCCCGTTTAGCAGACCATCTGAACTTACAAAGTCAGAAATTAAGTTTTTAAAAGATTTGTTTCAATGGTATAATGGTTTACCTATACCGATTGATAAAGTTAAAGATATTGAGAAAGCCGAGAAAATATGGTTAAGAGTTTTTAATATAAAAACTGAGAGTTGCAAAAGTTGTAGTTCACAATATCAAACCGCATTTTTAAAAGATTTAAAAAAACTATACGATGCCTCGTTGGATAACTAAAGTTCACACTATTCAAGATGGTAATTTAATCGAGTATTTTGGTGATTATATAGAAGCAAAAACGCAAAAAGAAGCAATAGAAATAACGCAAACAACAGGGCGAGGTTATTTGAAAGTAACAGACCACGTGCTGGTAGAAGAAATTAACGAATAAATTATAAATTATGAAAAAACTATTTTTAGCATTTTTAACCATTCCATTAATGGCGGTGCAATGTTCAAATGACGAAACACCAACTGCGGACTGCAATTGTGAAAGAGTGGAGTATAAATATGATGTTATCGGGTGGACTTCAAATGTAGAGCCTATTTGGGGTTATAAAGAAATTAAAAGAACACCAACAGATTTGAATTGTGAAAGCGAAATAGCAACTTACCAACCGATTACTGGTGCGTATTATTTTAAAATAGAATGCAATTAGTAAAAATATCAGAGGTTAAACTCAACCCAAACAATCCTAGACTTATCAAAGACGATAAGTTCAAAAAGTTGGTACGAAGCATTAAAGACTTTCCGGAAATGCTAAATATTAGACCTATTGTAGTCAATAAGGATATGATTATTTTAGGCGGAAATATGCGTTACAAAGCGTGTAAAGAAGCTGGACTAAAAGAAATACCTATTATCATAACAGACCTATCGGAAGACAAACAACGTGAGTTTTTAATCAAAGATAATACAAGCGGTGGCGAGTGGGATTGGGAAGTTTTAGCAAATGAATGGGATAGTGAGCAGTTGGAAGATTGGGGGTTGGATTTGCTAAATTCAGATATTAATGAGAAAGGAAAAATAGTAAAAGAAAATATTAATCCTTTTGTAAAAACTCATATTCTTTTAAGTTTTCCGCCAGAAAAAATGATTGATATTCAAGAGTACATAGAAAAGATTTGTTTAATTGAAGATGTAGAGTATGAGCAGTCAAGCAACTAAAACAAATAATGATTTATCTTTAATCAATGCGAAAATTCAATTAAGAATAAATAGTATTGAACATTTGATTGGAACTGTTAGAGTTTTAGAGTTATTTGGAGGAGAAGGTATTCTTTGGAATGAAGTAAAAAAAATAACAGGAAAAGATATTAAGATTTTAGGAATTGATAAAAATAAATATAAACGTGTTCAGTTACAAGGAGATAATTTAAAATTTATGGATAGTTTAGACTTAAACTATTTTAATGTAATTGATGCCGATGCTTGGGGAAGTCCATTTTATCAAGTTGAAAAAATTTTAAATTCAAATTACAAAGGAGTAGTTCATTGTACTTTTATACAAACAATGATGGGAGGTTTAAGTAAAGAAATGCTTTTAAGATTAGGCTACACAGAAAATATGCTATCAAAAGTCAAATCTTTATTTAATAAAAACGGAATAGATAAATTCAAAAATTATTTAGCACAAAATGGAGTAAATGAAATATTTATCGTAACAGATAAAAAGAAAAATTATTTATATTTTAATTTGGTTAAGTAGTTTATAATGAATACCTTGCGAGTATTAATAACTTAAATAAATAAATTATGTCAGCAATTTATGAACCGAGTGGGGCTGCTCGAGAATACAGCCCATTGGCTTTAAACTACATCAAAGGATGTGACCACGGATGCGTATATTGTTACGTTCCTAAAATGATGAAACGTTTTAATAAAGATTACGTTCATTCAGATGTTTACATTAAAGAAGAAGAAACTTTAATGAAAGAATTAAAAAGAAGTTGTAAAAAATTTGAAAATTCTGAAAAACAAGTTTTTCTTTCTTTTTTAACAGACCCTTACAGTCATTTTAATAATGACACAAAACTAACTAGAAGAGTTTTATTGCTGTTATTAGAACACAATATACCAGTTAGTATTTTATCAAAAGGCGGTAAAAATCTTTTACAAGATTTAGATGTTTTTAAAATGTTTGGAAATAATATTCAGATAGGTGGAAGCCTTACTTTTACAAATGATGATGATAGTTTGAAATGGGAAAAAAACGGAGCTTTACCAAAAGACCGTTTTGAAACTTTGAAAATTATGCACGATAATGGAATAAGAACTTGGGCAAGTATGGAACCAGTTATATATCCTGAGCAGTCATTAGAAATAATGGAATTAACTTCAAGTTATGTAGATGCTTATAAAATTGGGAAGTTAAACCATTTTAAAAAGCACGAAGAGAAATTTGATTGGACAAAATTCCTAACAGATTCAGTAAACATAATGCGGAAAAACAATAAAGAATTTTATATCAAAAAGGATTTATTAGAGTTCAAAGAAAAAGATTTATATTTGTCAGCAAACGAAACTAATATGGATTATTTAGCAATACCAAATTCAAGATTAAAACTTGAATTATTTTAAGATGCTGACAGAGTTTTTAAGGTTCTCTTTAAAAAACCTTTTTTTTAATTATAAGTTATGGCATACGATACTAAAGTTTTATTTGAAAAAGCAAAGACTGAAATAGTTTCAAAAAGATTAATATTTGTTGAAGAGGTTGCTACTTTTATTGGAATAAATAAGACTACTTTGTATGAGCACTTTCCTGTAAATTCCAACGAACTCAACGAACTAAAGAAGTTAATAGAAGACAATAAAATTAGTCTTAAAACTTCAATGCGTAAAAAATGGTATGATAGTGATAATGCAACTTTGCAAATGGGATTAATGAAATTAATTGCAACACCTGAAGAACATAAAAGATTAAGTCAACAATTTATAGAAAGCGAAAATACAAATACAAATACAAACTTCGATATTACAAAAATTTATGATAACGAAGCACCAACAGAAATGGAATAAGTTAGGAGCAAAAACTCGCTACTTTGTTATAACTGGTGGGCGTGGAAGTGGCAAATCTTTTGAGGTTGCAAGGTTTTTAAATTTACTATCTTTTGATGCAGGTCACAAAATACTATTCACGCGTCAAACAATGACTTCGGCACATTTGTCAATTATTCCAGAGTTCCAAGAGAAAATTGATTTAATGAATTTAAACCATTTCTTTGAAGTCAACAAATCTGAAATAAAGAATAAGCAATCTGGAAGTGAAATAATTTTCAGAGGTATTAAAACAAGTAGCGGTGACCAAACCGCAAATCTAAAATCTTTGCAGGGAGTTACAACGTGGGTACTTGACGAAGCAGAAGAGTTGACAGACGAGAGTACTTTTGATAAAATTAATTTATCAATAAGACAAAAAGGCAAACAAAATAGAGTTATACTTATTCTTAATCCTGCAACAAAAGAACATTGGTTGTATAAACGTTTCTTTGAAGATAGGGGGGTTAACGAGGGATTTAATGGAATTGAAGACGATGTAACCTATATTCATACTACTTATTTAGATAACATTGATAATTTAGATATATCTTTTCTCAATGAGATCGAACGCATTAAAACTACAAATCCACAAAAGTATCAACATCAAATTTTAGGTGGGTGGCTATCAAAAGCAGAGGGAGTTATTTTTTCTAATTGGCGAATTGATAAATTTCAAGAAGTCAACGTCTCAATTTACGGACAGGATTTTGGTTTCTCGATTGACCCTACTACATTGGTTCAAGTTTCAATTGACAAAACTAAAAAGATAATTTACGCAAAGGAATTACTTTATAAGATAGGTTTAACAACAAGTGATATATTTATTGAGAATAATAGACATTGCAATGCAAAAGGATTAATTATAGCAGATAGTTCTGAGCCACGTTTAATTTCAGAATTAAAATCAAGAGGTTTAAATATCAAAGGAGTTGACAAGCCAAAGATAATCGAACGCATTGCTTTAATGCAGGATTATGAATTGATAATTGACCACGAGAGCATAAACTTAATTAAAGAGTTAAATAACTATGTTTGGCACGATAGGAAGTCAGAAACGCCAATTGATGACTATAACCATTTACTCGATGCGTTAGGTTATGCGGTTTGGAATTATATCGGCAAACCTAACAAAGGAAAATATTACACAGGATAGTTGCAAAATTATCCTTTTTTTTCGTTATATAGGTATGAGAATAGAAGTACCTACATCATTAGAACATATTACACTTGGTCAACTTGGCAAGTGGAAAAATGCAGTTGAAAAAAGTTCTGAAGACTTTTTACCTTTTCAATTGGTATCAATATTTTGTAACATTCAATTGGACGAAGTATTGAAAATACCCCTTAAACAATTTCACGAAATTATAGATACAATTTCTAAAGTTTTAGAAGAGCAACCTAAACACGTTCAAAGGTTTACTATGAATGGCGTTGAATATGGTTTCATTCCAAACATTGACGAAATTACAACCGCCGAATATATCGACTTGGATAACTACATTGAAGCCGATGCGCTAAAAGCTATGATGGTTATGTATAGACCTATCGAGAGAAAGCAAGGCAAATTGTATAACATAAAAGAATACAACGGAACATACGGATTTGAGATCATGAACGATGCTCCGATGTCTGCTTTGGTTGGTGCAAAGGTTTTTTTTTGGAATTTAGGAACGGACTTAAAGAATTATATACCTCACTATTTGAACAAAGTAACGACGGAGAAGGACAAAGCAATTTTAGTCAAAAATGGAGTTGGTATATCTCAATTGACGCAGTTGCTGGAGGAGATAGATTTAAACACAACTTTGCCTATCGGTTAACGATATATCAATTTTTAACACATTTAGAATTTTTAAAAGATAAAAACCAAGAAGAGGTTAGACAAATAAAACAGAATGAGAAACGCTATAAGTAATTGTTTGGAGTTGTTAGTTGGGTATTTACAAAGTGATATTGATGTAAATACCATTACTATTTTTAATACCGATGATGATATTGATTTTAATAAAAAGAACATTTACAATTTAGTTAATATCGGAATTGTATCATCAAACTTTGAGAATAAAACAATAGGGTTTGAAGTGTTATTTATTACTCAAAGAGACGATGTTAAAACATCGATAACAGATAAGTTAAACGGAAACGATAACAGAGTGGACAACATTCAGACAGCACATTCTGTAATGAATAACTTAGTTAAGAAGTTAAGACTTTTGAATAACGATTTTAACATTCAATATGTTAGTTCAACAGAACCGCAGATATTTTTCAAAGCATACACAAATGGAATGGACGGAATGACAATTGAAGTTATTTTGCAATATCCTGATAATGAAACCGATGTTTGTTGTAATGGATGCTAAAGATAATTTAAACAAAGTACTTTCAAAGTTTACAAAGTTTGTGGTCCAACAGGCTAAAAGCAACTTAACCAAAAAAGACAAAAATGTAAAAAAGAAACTTTACGATTCTATAAAAGGCGAAAGTTTTGTTGGTAAAAACTCGATAGGCATTTACTTTGAAATGGAAGAGTACGGAGAGTTTCAAGATAAAGGTGTAAAGGGTAAAAGTAGTTCCGCAAAGGCACCCAATAGTCCGTTTCGTTTTGGAAGTGGCACGGGTAAAAAAGGCGGGTTAAGTAGTGGGATATTAGAGTGGGTAAAAGCAAGGCGGTTTCAATTTCGGGACAGAGAAAGTGGAAAGTTTATGAGTTATGAGAATACCGCTTTTTTAATAACACGTTCGATATATCAAAAAGGAATAAAATCGAGTTTCTTTTTTAGCAAACCATTTGAACATGGATTTAATAAACTTCCAGAAGAGGTTATAGAAGCATACGGATTGGATTTAGAAAAATTATTAGAAAAATTATTAGAAAAATTATGAATATATTTTTTTGTAGAACACCATTTATAATTGATGTTAATGCAGGTGCAATTCCGATAGCAACTAAAGTAGAATTGTTTATTTGGAATTTAGGGGAAGCCGAGCCTACAACACCAACGCACACAATTGAAAAACCTATTTTCAGTCCAACACAATTTATATGTGAATATAATATAAGTCCGTTTGTTTCTGATGCGATAACACCTGCAAATAGAGTTGTTAATTGCAAGGTAAAAACTTATTATAGATTATGGGCTGCTTGGTTTTATAATGAAACTTTTGATTATGTTAGTAGTTATGGTTATGCTTTAAATGCATCAATTGTTATTAGTCCTTCTCATACTTTAATTGGAGAATATGACAAAAGATATTTAAGACCGAGTTTTTTTGCATCTGAACCTTATTTAATTCCTAAATTTGATGTAGTATTTGATTTTGATTTTTCTACTACTTTAAGAGTAGTTTATACGAGTAGTTTAGGAAGTGAAACAATAGATTATATAGGAACAGGAATTGAAGTTGTAGAAGTACCTTTAACAATAGATAATCCTTTTTTTGTTGATAGTAACGAAATGCAATTGCAATACTTTGACGGAACGGATTACATTCCTTACGAAACATATAATATTGAAAGTGTTTGCGAACCTAAATTCACGCCTTATGTAGTATCGTTTATAAATTCAAGGGGCGGTTTTTCATATCTTACATTCTTTAAAAAATCAACTATAAGTAATGAATTTAAAGGGAGTGATTATAATTTACTTGGAGCAAAACAATCGTTCAACGTAAATGGAGCACAAAATATAAAACTTAATACAGGGTGGTGTGACGAAAATATAAAACAAGTAATTAAGGAATTATTATTGAGTGAGTATGTTTATTTAATAAGTGCGGATACAATTACATCAGGACAAGCTATTATTAAAACCTCATCATTTACAGAGAAAACAAATCTAAATGATAAGGTAATTAATTACGAAATAGAGTTTGAATTTTCAACGCCATTAATACAAAATTACGTATGAGTGTAGAAATTTACATAAAAGTAAATGAAGTTTACAAAAGAATTGATTTGTTTAAAGACGAAACAATTTCGGTTAACTCTTCTATTCAAAATATAAACGACCTTTCAAAAGTATTTACAGATTTTAGTCAATCGTTTACTATTCCGGCAAGTGCAAACAATAACATAATTTTCAACTATTGGAATGAAAACGGAATTGTTAATGATGCGTTTGACCATAGGATAAGATACGATGCAAAGATTGAATTAGACACTATTCCATTCCGCGATGGCAAAATTCAAATCGAGAAAGCGAATGAGAAAATGAATGAAATGGAAAGTTTCACAATTACTTTTTATGGAAATACAAAGCAGTTAAAAGACTTATTCAAAGAAGAGGAGTTATCGGTATTAGATTATTCTAGTTTGAACCACACATACGATTACGCAAATATAATAGGTCGGGTTGATGGATCTATATTGTCAGATGTACGCTATCCAATTGTAGGAGCTAAAGCAAGGTATGAATATTTAACGGGGAGTGCGAATGATGTTACAATAGGAGGTACTACGGCGAGGTCAATAGTGTATTCAGATTTATTACCAGCAATACCCGTTTCAAAGATTTTTGATTTTATTAGCAATAGATACGGAATTACTTTTGAGGGTTTCTTTTTAAACAATGGTTACTTTACAGATTTATATTTGTATTGCAAAAATACCGAAACCGCAGTAAATTATACCGTACCAGTTCAAATTGATTTCACTTCAAAAGATTCGGACTTTCCTGAGTTGGATTTAACGACTGATAAATTTACATCAGATTGGTCAGCAATGTTTGCTTATGACCAAATTTTAAACCAAAAAACAGCTATAAAAATAATACCAATAGATACTAATATAGTTTATAATGTAATTGTAAAAATATGGAATAATCCAAATTATACAAATGGTTCAACTTATACTACATTTAATAATATAAATGGAGTTCAAGAACTTTACTTTTTAGATACAAATTCAAATCCAAACGCAACTTATAGTTTTGAAATTCAAAGTGCGTCTCCTATGGTTTTTGATGCTGAATTAATTGATAATAGAACAGTTATTATAATAGCTACAACATATTTAATAACAAAAATAGGTTATTCTCCGTCACAAACAACAACAGCATCGTTAAACATTCAGGCGTACATTCCAAAAATAAAAGTAATTGATTTCTTTACAGGAATAATAAAACTATTCAATTTGACAATAGTACCAAAAGGCGAAAACAATTTTGAGTTGCAACCATTGGAGTTTTTTTATGGTTTTGGCGAGTTTAAAGATATAACTCCTTATGTAATTACAGATAACATTGATATTTTAAGACCGAAGTTATTCAAAAAACTATCGTTTGTACACGGAAAAAGCGAGAATATTTTAAATAATGCTTTTAGAAATACATTCAATAGAGAGTATGGAGACCTTGATTATCAGGATTTAATGAGTAACGAGAGCTCAAGCTACGAAATTAAAAGTCCTTTTGAAGACGTGATGTGGGAAAAAACCACAAACCAAGATTTTATTACAGCTACTTTAATAGATAAAGACCAAAATTCATATAAACCGAAACCGATTTTGATGTATATGAATGGTCAAGTTACACTTCCAACGCCTACAAAATTCTTTGACGGAGCGAGTTATAACAATGTTTCAAGTTATAGAAAGTTTACAAATGAATTGGCAGTAGGGACTACAATTGCATCACTTAATTGGGGAGAAGAGCAAAGCGTAAACGTACCAACTTCTTTGGCATCAAATAGTTTATTTGAGTTATGGTAC